GCTGTGCTGTGGGAGAACCATCGGAAAGAACCATCATAACTTTCCTCTTCTCTGGTTGCTCATTCAACCTATGCAAAGCCCAGAGTATAGCCTCACCATCCACGTTATTGTCACCAGTACAATAACGCATATTACCTAGTGAATTCTTGGCTCTGTTCAAAGGGTCATTGAATTCCTTGAAGACATAATGTCTTAGTGGTTGTAATCTACCCCAACTATTCTGACATTCATGTGGTGAGAGATATCTCTTACTATTCTTCGTAGTAAAACCAAGTATCTCATACCGCACTTGCGTTCTCTCTACTGCTTCGGCTAAAGCAATAACAATCTTCTGAGCAAGGTGAACTTTATTCCCACCCATAGAGCCCGACATATCTATCAGTATGGTAAAGGCAGTATCCATCTCTGGTATTTCTTCCTTCTCCTTGTAAACATTTGGCTGACAATTATATGCAGCGACCAGACGTTTGCTATCCAGACGACCAGTCTCTCGTCCGTGATCCCAACCTCTATTCATGTGGGCAGACAAGGCTCTCTCTAGCTTTCGTCTGATAACATTGGGAGTGCCTATCATGTCACGGATTTCTCTTTGATAAATTTCATCACCATCCACATCATTCATCCTTGACGCATCATTTGAAGTGTGTCCTGAGTGTCTTGTGATTACCTTGTCTTTAGCAGTACTCAACACTCTGTATTGATTACCTCCCCCATCATTGAGATGTGTGTCACCGACTGTATTCTCGACAGCCTTGTTCAGGTCAGTCGTCTGGACATCGTGGCTTCCCCATAAGCCACCACCTCCTACTGCGTCCTGATCTCCTTTATCCTCTCGTTTATCTTGAGCTTCTTGTCCTCCAGAAGTATCTTCGCCAGACTGCCCATGTCCGCCTTGTTCATCTCCTTTATCACCTCCTTCTTCATCCTTTGAAGAAGCCTTATCCTTTCCATCGCCTCCTTCGTCAGCTTTATCTTTCTGTCCCTCCAGTTGTTCGGACTTTGTAGTATCTTTTTCATTTTCGTTGACTTTTTCATCGCCATCTCCCTTGTTTACTGACATTGCATCTCCATGAGGATCATCTTGGTCTGGTGTACCTTGTCCGTCACCATCACCCTTGTTATCTTCTGGCTCTGGCTTCCTCTTCTCAGCTTCCTTCATCACCTCATCGTAAATCTTCTTAGCTAACTTATGATTGTCTGCGGTGTTCTTGCTCTTCTCAATCTCCTTGACCCAACCCTCTATCCTTTTTCTCAGGTCATCATCCAATAGTGCCTGACATTCGGCAGTGTTCTCGATACCAGCGTAGTCCTTTCTACCTTCCCACGTTATCGCCACTGGCAGTATTGCCATCCAATCTTTGGCTATCTTGTCTGCGTCTTTCATATCCTTGAACTCACCATTCACGGCAGACGCAACGGCAGACAAGTTCTTCTCACTCCCTGGATATTCCTTCATAACTCTTTTCTCTAGCCAGACATCCTCGATGCCATTGCCAAGACCAAACATAAAGTCATCTCTCGTTCCGTCTGGCTTTGTGCAGTGCTCTTCAGCAAATTTCTTTACTGCCTTGAAGTCTGTGTGTCTTACATGACCTGCTTCGTGGTCTGTATATCCACGCATGATGTTGACTGACTTGTCATTAATATCAACACCACTTGATATACTTGGTAAGTTAATATTGTTTCCGTCTGTGTAAGCACCATTGCCACTGAACACCACACGCACCTTGGACTTACGTCCAAAGATGCCTGATGTCTCACTCATTTCGTGTGTAAATAATTCTGATTTCATTTAAACCTTCCATCCTATAACTAGAAAATCTATGTCTTCAAAGTTGCGTTCGTCTAAAGTCCCCTCTGGTAAATAATCCAGTACTGGTACATGGTTTTTACCACCGAACCATGCACAACCATCATACGTTTCCATAGGTTTCCACCCTTTACGTTTAAGAATCTTAAAGTACGCTTTTTCTATTTCCTCATCCGTCATTCTCATTCTCCCATTCACTAATTTTTTCTAACAGACTTTCAGAGCATTCATTCCAGCCAATATAAATGTCATCACTACCATCTGATGTTACCCAATCTTCACCATTTTCTTGGGCATCAACAAACTCTTGAGTGTTTTTAACTTGACCTTTTAACCACTCTTTAACTTTATCCATTATGTCTGATTGTCTAATAACTTTTGCTCTCTCTTCTTGAATATAATCTTCGTTCATTCTCAATACCCCTTCGCTTTCTTCCATGTCTCGTAGTAATCGTCATTGTCTTTGTAACCAAAACGCCTTGCGTCTTTATCGCTCCATAGTTCTAGTAAAATGTCCTTCGGGTGAGGAAATTTCTTATGCAATCGCAAGGCATCTTTGAGGACATCACGATAGTTTTGTATTGACTCTTCTTCAGTTGCTTCTCCGTCTTGGGCTATACATTCTGGAGACATAGAACCTTCTAGTTGTTCCCAACATCTTCTAGCTTCTTCCTTTGTTTTTGGTTCTCTAAAGGCATGAAATCCACCAGTGTAATTATGTCTGTACATTATTCTTTCTCCACTATTTGTTCAGTCTTCTCAATCTCCCATTCACTAATTACTTTCGGAACACTCATGCCAACTTCATTGACCCATTCCACTTTTAATGTGTCAGGTATACCTTCAACGTAACCATCATCTTCATAGTAGGCTGACCACGTTTCGAAACCTTCGTGAATGCAGGGATAATCTTTTAAATCATTATCCCAATGATGCTTTATATCATCCCAATTATTTATATGTTGTACTGGAATCAGCCCTGCAATATTTAAAGCAAAATCTTCTATGGTTTCTCCAGAACTCCATGCTTTACTTATACCCTCTTGGTCGTAGTCCTCTAAAATCCAAGCGACAAACCAATCACGAATTATTTTAATTTTATCATCTAATTTTTTATCCATTCTCATTCCCTTCCTTCATCACTACCTTGTAATGCTTGTGACCTTCACCTTTTCTGAACACATATTCATCTTCCAATATTTGCTTGAGAAACCAGCCGAAATCTTTCCTGAGATCCTCGTGCTTCCCTTTGAATATGAAACCTGCACCCTCCAGAATGTCGTTGAAATAGGTAGTCGTAAGCGTGACCATTAACTTGTAGTCTTCTGGATCTATGATCGCATCATCATCCCTGATAAATACTTTACTCATTACATCTCTCAGCACTGCAACCATCTTTGGCTTTTGTGCTACATGAGGTGTCATTATATGTGGGTACATCTCAGCATACTCATCAGCCGTTGTGATCTTCCGATCAAACTTCCTCGGTACTGACGGCTTGTAAGGTGTTGTCTTTGTTCTCGCTCTACCAGTACTAATACCAGACCTTCGAGACGGCTGATGCAAAGGCATCTCCGTCTGGGTATCTGTCTCTGTCTTGATGCCCATGTCGTTGAGTATCGTGGATGCTATCGCTTTATCTGAATCGCTCATTCATTTTCCTCTCTATTACTTGAGTTATTATGTTTACGAGGCCGTCAGATAACCCAACGCCTTCGATCTTTTCTCGTTCTTTGTCTGCCCACTCAATGATGTGTCCACCTCGGTTACAAGGGCATTCGTCTGGTATCTCATCGTCTCCAAGACACGCAGACCATTCATACCAACATTCTGTGCATGTATATCTGCCGTTAATCTCCTTTATTGTGTTAGGAAATACCTTGGCAAACACTTCATCGAGTATGGTTTCCATCTGCAACTCAGTCATGCCACTTCCACTATGTCTGTTTCCGTACCCATTACGAGATTGCCAACCTTTGGTTCTCCTATTTGTACGGACATGCTGGCTTCCCAACCTCCTTCTGAGGTCTTGACAATTTCTGGAAACCAGACGTAGTCTCCCACCTTGGCGTACTGTTTGAGGTTCTTGATGCTCATGCGTTTGTCACCACGCTTTGTCTTGTAGAACCTGATGGTTGTCTTACCCCACTTGTCTCTGAAGCCTTCGATGAATACACCTACTTCAACAGTCTGTGGGAACTCAGTCACTCGGAAATCTTTAAGCACATCAACCTTTGCATCAATAATGTACTTGTTCAGCATCGTCTCAGTTATTTTAATGTGTGGTATCTTACTCATTACTTCACCACCCTTTGTGTAATGCCCTTGAATACTGCGTGATCTTGGGTTGTTGCTCGCTCCAAGATTGTAGTATCGAAGGCTCGTTGTATTGCTTTGGTAGGATTCTGACGATCAAGTGCAGTGAACGTAGCTACTGCATTACCCAACGAGATCATTCCTCTTGGGGACATAGGTTGAAACACTCTACTGTCCTCGAATGCTTTCATGTGCTCAGTCACATACTGACAGACCATATCGATATGGTTCTTCTCAAGTGAGGGACATTTCTTTTTCAGCAACTGCTTTCTCTGTGTGGCATTTAGATAGTCAACCTTTGCCCAGACTGTGAAGCGATCAAGCAATGCCATGCTCTGGTTTCTAGCACCTGCATACATTCCCTTCTCATCACCCTGACCCTGAGTATTTCCAGTCGCAAACATCCTGAACATAGAGTGAGGCTTAACGATACGACCTCCATCTTCCATGAGTGTCAGGCCGTTGCCCTCTAAGGCAGACTGCATAACGTATGCAGTATCTGGTCTACAGAAATCTATCTCGTCACAACATAGAACAGTTGGGTTAGCCATAGCTTGAGGCAATGCACCCTCTATGAACTTAGATACTGTCCGTGTTCCATCTGAGATCAAGGTATCTCTACCAACCAGATCGAACCTACCGATATCACTATCGAAGTTGATACGACTGAACATATAGTTCATCCTCGCACATCCTTGTTCGATCAGTGTTGTCTTACCAGTACCCGTGTCACCCCAGAAGTATGCCCTCTGGTTCATAATCATAGCGTACAAGAACTTGAATAGTTCTTCTGGCCTGAAGATGTAGTGAGGATCAATCTCTGGTACATGAGGATTAGGTGCATCCCATTCCCACACGTTGATCTCGAAATCAAAATCCTTCTTCGGCATATCAAACAGTTCATGTGCTGACTTGAGTACAAGTTTGCCGTTAGGAATTGTGCCGTTGCTCTTTGTCTCCTGACTTACTTGTGTGCTAGGAGCAAGGGCAGTTTGCTTTACCCTCTGTTCAAGTTCAGCAATCCGTGTATCCCTTTCAGACATATCTTCTGAGGATTTATTCAGTTTGTTTATCACGTCCTCGATATTAGGCAGACCTAACTTGGTCATTATCGTATTCACAATCGCCGCAGACGTATCGTCTGGTGTCTTTAGCTTTCCGTCTGTTTGTGCTGTAGTGGTTGCCTCTCCAGTAATGTATGTGCAACTGGCATTGTGGCAGTCACGCAACTTGTCAAAGGCATCACCAGTCCAGTCATCAACCTCATCATCAGATATAGTGTGATCCATCCATGTCTCTCTGGCTGAGTTAAAGACTGGCTCGAAGCTAGAGTGTATTCGACATGCTTTACTTACGGCAGTAGCAATCATGCCGTTGTCTTTGCACCCAGTCTCATTGGCAATATCAACGAACATTCGGAAGAGATCTGTAACAGTCACTCCCTCTAGCAACGGCTTGTCGTTGTCGTCTGCCTCTGCGACCTTACCATGAGGTACTTTAGTATTGGTGATATAATATCCGTTGAGGAAAATGTCCCTCAAGTTATCAAAGGTGTTGAGATTGCCACTGAATACTAACTTAACTTCATCAAGTTTGAGATCGAGAGCATCACCATAGGTATTCTCGTTGTATGCAATCAGGTCAGCTAACAAAAGCAAATTTGCCTTAGACATTGGACTAATCCAATTTGAATATGTTTTGCCAGATTGTGCCTCGATTTCTGAAGCGTTCTGTATGCACCATTCCTTCACAAAAGTCCTTAGTGGCTGACGTTGTTCGGCAGTTGGTAGTAGTAAAATGTCGTTTAATTGTCGTGTTAATTTCATTCGTTTTCCCTCTTTGTTATTAAAAGGTGACAACCTGATAACAGATAGCTTGTATATCAGTCTATACAGATTGTCAAATAGGTTAATTGTAAGGTGTGTTTAGAGCCAGACCACCTTTTTCTGGTATTGAAGTTCGTTTTTGTTTGCGAGCCACGTCGGAACGTGGATCACATCAGTTATGTAGTTGTGTCTTACGCAAGACTTAGGAAGGACGGCTGAAGTACCATCAAAGCAGATAACCTTGATGGCCTTTTCGCTAATGTCCTTCACTTCCTTTGGCTTTACTTTGCGATAAGGGTTAGCCATTACTCACTCCTTATTGGCTTGTGCTTGAACCCAGTAGGAAATACGAGAAGGCTCATCACTGCGTCTTCCATCTCGTTCTTGTTTGGGCAGACAATATCGTCTGCGTTATCCCAATCGTCTTCGATTACGGGTATGTCATTATCCAGGTTGATTTCTTGTGGGTCTGTCATATTACTCTCCTTAGTTTAGGCATTAAAAAACCCTCAGTCGTCACAACTGAGGGCTTTGGTGGGTGAAAATTTGACGGCTTATTCTTCGCCAGCGTCCTTGAATTTGTATGCGTCAGAGTTCTTAAATCTCTTCAGACTCCATGACACAATGCTATCGAAACCAAGATCGTCTTGGTGATCCCATTTACCAAGTGTATAGCCTTGATCTTCCATGATTTTGACGAATTGACCTGCGTCACCAAGGCAACGTGTTTCTAATGCAATTCCCTTGTGGAAGAAGCGACCACTATAATCGCCATGCCAATCCACTAATGAATCGCCACATTCTAATACGAGTTCTTCGAACTGTTCTACTGTTGGTGTTGTCATCTTGTATCCTTCGTTATTTTAGCGAGGACAGTTTCGACCTCGTCTATGGTTGCGTTATCGACCACAGACCCAACCGAAATCGGCATACAAGTGTATGTCATTGTGAATAGTGGTTGTGTGTCATGGTCAACTTGAGTTAGTCGTAAGCCTTCTCGATTGGCTACGTTCTTTGCGATTGCAATTCTGTCTGTCATTTACCCTCCAAAGATGTTGGTGATGAAAGCTAGTGTGTTGTGAAACCAAGTTAGTATGTGGAGAAACCCAGAGTAGGCATAAGGAAGCCATAGTTCGTAGACGAGTACGGCAACTATGAAAGCCACAAACAAAGCGAACTCTCGAAGTTCTCGTCTGATGAACTTACGCTTTGCCTTGAGTTCTTCGGCTCGTCTTTTCTCGTTTGCCTCCCGTCTGACTTCAGCCAGACGGTGAGACATAGCAATGTCGATTTCTCGTGATAGTGCCTTGTTCATGCTCGGCCTCTCTTTCGAGCATATACAAGACGCATGATTAAGTGCATTGCATTTGGCTGAGTTCGTAGCCAAGCAACTATGTGATTGTCATGTTGAATGTTCATGTGACCTCCAAAAAAATGAGGCCAGACGCATTGTCTGACCTCGTGAGTTTCATTAACAGAGAGTGGTTCGATGTTTCCGTTGCTCTCGCAACGCTGTGTTACAGCTTATAGGGAATAGCAGTTGCTATGCTTGGTGTGTTTTGTCCTACACCCTTGTTGTTTTTCCCTGACCAGCGATACAGATTTCTGTTTCTGGCATTTGATTGGCAACTCCTTTTGGGGAGCGAACAGAGCCTGATATGCCAACGAACTTCGTTGGCAGTGTACTATTCCAAGTGATGTCTTCCTCCTTGTATGTTTGGGACGACAGATTTTTGTCGTTTTGGTTAAGTGGTTGATATGTTAGGTCGAAACCCATTGTTCTTGGCCTCGTGGAGAGGTTTTCAAAACGTCCAAGAAGCCAAAACCCAAGAACACTTCCCTATGAGGGATATACAAACTCAACAAAAACAACGGCTTAGTCGTTGTGGTGTCGAGTTGTTGTCGTTTTTCTTGGGAAAAGTATGCGTTTCCACATACTCATCACAAAAAAAAAGGAAGGAAGGCTTTCGCCCTCCTCCCGTGTGTGTGGGGATTATTTTGAGACGAACTCGATGTACGCCATCACCTGTGCGACTTGAGCTTTGCTCAACTTCGACAATGGGTTGTTCGCAACTTCGACAATCTTCGTGTCCATGCTCTTGCCTTTCGCCTTCGCCTTCACCTTCGCCTTCGCCTTTGGCTTGTCTGCCTTTGCGAAAGCCATTGCGACAACCTCAGAGCCGTCAACTCCGTTGTCCAGAGCGTCAATCGCCCTTGTGTAGCGAGCGACCCAGCCCTCAGATTTGCCCTCACGATCACGCCTTGTCTCGAATTCCGAGTAGACGGTTTCGAAATCGACCTCGCCAGCGTTATATGCGTCCATGATGTCCTTGATTGATTTGCCGTTTGTTGTAAAAGCCATGCGTTCCTCCGTTTGGCTGATTGATGAAAAAGGAAACCGAAATTTCCAACCCATCAAGTTCCCTTATCGCCTATGGGGGGCATACACCCCTTCCCGCCGTTCACGTTTTTCAAGTGTCACCTCCCCCTACCCCAAAACTAATCGGAGCAAATTTTGAAACGTCGAGGCGTATATAAGGAATGCGAAACATGTGGCAAGGAGTTCTATGTCAAAGCCAGTAAGGACGACTGGGTCAAGAATTGTAGCCTAGAATGTAGGCGAAACGCTCCAGCCAAAAGAAAAAAGCAAAGAGAGTTAGAGGAAATGAAAAAAGTATCAGCTTTAGCTACCAGACATGAGTTAACACCCATGCAATCTTCCCAGATCAGAGGCCAGATTGCTGGCTTCGTGCGTAATCAAATAGATATAGCCAATGAAGTAGTAATGGGTGGCACGGATTGGTCGCCAACCCAAGCTCGTGTCTTCGGTATATTACTTAATAAGGTAGTTCCAGACCTGAATGCCAGCTATGTCCAGCACGAACACAACAATAAAGATGTAATAGACATGTCCCGTGAGGAATTAGAACGCATTGCCTCTGGTATTGACGCAATAGATGTAAAGGAGAACCCAGATGAGAGTGAATAACCCCCAGAAAGAGGCACATCTTTCCAAGATTGGCGTAGAAGACTTCGGTTATGCCATGAAAAAGCTAGATCTTTCCGTAGTTCCAGCAGAAAAACGTGCAGATGCTATCAAAGATCACCTAATGGGCATCATGTCTGAGACAATCCTTAACCCCACTGCACGTTTCGACATAGCAATGGCACGAGAGATGTACCGAAAGACAAAGAATGGCGGCTAATACCCAACGTGAAGCCGCAAAATACCTACTAAAATTACGAGATGCCCAAGAAAACTTCCTTGGCTTCGTGAAAATTAACTACCCTGAGTGGGAACTTGCAGATTTCCAGCTAGAATTAATAGATGCCCTAGATAAACTGGAGAAAGGTACGCTCGGTACGAACAATCTCCTCATTACTATGCCACCCAGACACGCAAAGTCTACATTCGGCACGGTTCTTTTCCCTGCATACTTCATGGCTCGCAATCCAGAGCGATATATCATGTCTTGCTCCTATAACTCCCAACTCGCCACAGACTTCGGACGGCAGGTACGGACAGTCGTGGAAGCCAAGCCCATTCACCAAGCCTTTCCAGACTTTAATCTCTCGCAAGACAGCCGTGCTGCCGATGTCTGGCGTACAGAGAACGGAGGAGCGTACTTCGCAGTCGGTATCGGAGGTACAACGTCTGGTCGTCCAGCCAACCTGCTCCTCGTAGACGACCCCATTAAATCAAGAGAAGACGCAGAGTCTATGACTCAACGCAACAAGACTTGGAACTACTACACATCAGCACTAGCCACACGTCTCCAGCCAGAGACAGACCGCACACCCCCAAAGCAAATAGTAATTCTAACTCGCTGGCATCCAGACGACCTTGCAGGTCGCCTTATCGAAAGTGACGACTGGGAAGAAGGACGCTGGACGCACGTTAACTTCCCTGCAATCAAGAAGACACTATCGGGTAAAAAGATAAGCAGACGACACCTGCCTGAAGATCACCCCATGTATATCAAGGCTGGCGATCTCCCAAACAATCCGTCCAAACGCTACATCAAGGAAGAAGAAACTGTAGCCCTGTGGCCTGACCGTTTCTCCCTAGAAGAATTACACAGACGGGAACGCTTAAACCCACGAGAGTTCGCATCTCTCTATCAGCAACAGCCCTACATCGAGGGTGGTAATATAATTAAATCAGATTGGTGGCAGTCATACCCAGAAGATCTTTCTCCAGAAAACTTTCAAACCCTCGTAATAGGGGTGGACACAGCATTCAAGAAAACAGAAACAGCCGACTACTCCGTAGCAATAACTGCTGGCATAGACAGGAACGGCGACATTTATATCGTAGACATTATGCGAGGGAAGTACGACTTCCCCGAATTGAAACAACGCCTGATCCGTTTGAACAATAAGTGGCGAGGAAAAGGTCTTCGTGCCATGTATATAGAAGACAAAGCATCTGGTCAGTCAATCCTCCAAGAACTCAAGCGTGAGTCTGGCATGTCCGTAATCCCCTATAAGGTAGTCAACGATAAGGTAGCTAGAGTAAACTCTATACTTCCCCTCATAGAAGGAGGCCGTGTCTTCCTACCTCAAGCATCCCCTTGGCTCGATGGCTTCGTAGACGAAGCTGTAACATTCCCCAACGGAAACTACGACGACCAAGTAGACGCACTTTCAATAACTCTTGATGTCCTCTCAAGGACATCAATCTCAGTAGACGCATGGGATCTTCAGGGCGATGTAACCCAGTCTTTAAATAATACAAGCGACTTTGAATCTTCTTTCGGTAAATCTCTCAAACTCCGTGTGAGCAAAACATTACCGAAATGGGCAGGGTGGGGAACTCTATAGGACGACAGCATAATATATAAGAGGTAAAAAAAACTATGGCACAATCTTCTGCAACACAAAATTATAGATCTGCGAACTATCAATCTGGCCCGAATGAGGGAATGATCTGCGACCTTTCGGAACATGCAGAGAAGTTGGTAGCTTATGAAGACATCTCCTCCCTCCTTACAGAGGATCAGGAACGCAAGATTGTAGACTACGTTAAGTCCATGATGGATATGTCATACCACAAAATTTCAAAACGCTATGACCATTGGAAGGAAGCAGACAGAGCCCATGATGTTTATGTGCCTCCTGAAGCTACAGAATACAGAGAAAAGGCAGTCATAGCAGACACTCGTGCAATCGCAGACACAGTACTTACATATATGATGGCGGCACTCTCTGGACGTAATCCAATGTTCCAGCTTGAAGGCATGAACCGTAAATCCCGTCAGTCATCAATGATACTGGAGCGAGTACTCCACCAACAGATGAGAAGAACAGCAGGTGAAGCTCGTCTCGCCCAGATGCTTCTCGACTCAATCCGTTACGGCTTTGCCCCAACAAAAATTGTATGGGACGCAAAAGCTAACCAGAATAAAATTGTAAACTTTGACCCTCGGAGAGTATTTCCCGATCCCCGTGTTAACTGGGGCGACTGGGACAATATGCAATACATAGTATTCTCTGACTACGTCAGCTATAATTCCCTCCTCTACTCTGGCCTATATCCCAAGTTGAAGCAGTTCCCTGCCCTTCGCCACAAGCTCACACCTCCAAAGAACGCATGGAACGCTCATCACTGGCACAAGGAGGAGGGAAGAGGACTTTCGATAGACCCAGCCCAACCAAATCAACGAGAGAGAAATGACCATTCATACTTCACTCTCGGAGATGCTCGTGTTGTTGACGAGACTTGGGTGCGACTGTCAGGCCATGAGATAGGCATTCCTTCGATAGAACAGATCTATCTTGTCCTTACAATCCTAGACGAGAACGTAGTTATTCGTATGCAACTCAATCCATACGGGCAACAATTTCCAATCGCCATTGGTGGTCTGTACCAAGATACCCATAAAACATACGGGCAATCTTTGTATGACCTCTTGCTTCCTATGCACGATATTGCAACTTATCTTCTACGTTCTCGGATAGACAACGTGTCTGCCGCACTCAACAATTTAATCTTCGTTGACCCGACACAAGTGTCTGTCCCAGACCTCATAGACAGGAATCCTTGGGGTGTCGTGCGTACACTCCCTGGAACAAAGCCTGGGGATGGTGTCTTTATTGCTCAAGTGCCAGACGTAACACGAGGACATTTCAACGATATTGCAGCGATGGGCGAATTAAAACAGCGTGTGTCTGCCGCTTCAGACGCACAACAAGGTATGCCAACCTCAGACGGGATACGGACAGCGACGGAAATCCAGCGTCTGACACAACTCGGATCACAGCGTCTGGGCGTTATCAGCCGTGTTATGTCTGCCACAACCATACGACCAATGGTACGCATGATGGTCAACAATATTCAGGATGCCTTAACGATGGAAGGATCTATCAAAATAGATCCGACCAATATGCCCACTCAATTATCATCTGTCGTAGATGACGGATATCTCGATTATGAAGTATCTAAAGACCTGCAAGGCGACATTGACTATTTAGTCATCGACGGAACTCTTCCACTCGAACCTACACGAAACGCAGAGACTTGGATGAACATGCTCCAGATCATGCAACAGACTGGCCTCAATATGGAATACGACGCAGGTCAGATTGCAGAAGAAGCCATACGAGCTATGGGCATAACAGACATGGACAGGTTTAGAATTAGTGAACAGGAACTCCAAGCCAAAGGAGCTTCCCCATCTCAGCAGATTTCTATGATGGAGAAAATGAGAGGGGCAAACGTGCAGTCCCAACAAGATATTCAGAACCAAGTCCAGAAGGGCAACTTAGTCCCAATGAAACAAGCGAGGCGATAATGAGCGATAAGAAAGAAACATTAGCCACAACAGTAGACGTTAAGGTCAGAGACTATGTCGAAGAAGTTGAAAGAGTAGCAGACATTGAACTCAGTCGTGTACAAAACGAAATGCTCGGCGAGATACATAAGTTTAAAAAAGCCATCACTGGCCTAGAAGGTCGTATTGCAGAATTGGAAGCAAACCAATCAAGAGCAAATTCGGACGACAAGTATGCCCTTACTAAGGCAAAATTAATCAGGTTAATGAAAGATATGGGGTATTACGAATAATGGCTATTACAACTCCCAAAGGCGAACAGATACAGTTTGTATCTTCAAAGACAGGAACACATAACTTAGACACATACCTAGAAGCGGCAGAAGTAGGCAACCGCCAACTCTCAGACTTGCTAGACGATATGTTTGACACATCGACGGGTGTGTTTAAAGCAGACAATTTTGAATTTCGTTTCAATGCCACAGACGACAAGATACAGGTTCGTGTCGGACAATTCGCAAGCTCTGGCTCTGGCTGGACAGACGTAACAACTTTTTTTAGCATAGAAGGTGCTTTCTCCACTTCAACATCTTATAACAACTTTGATATAGTAACTGTCGCAAACGGTGACGGGTATATAGTTCACGGACTTGCTTCCGCACAGACATTCGGTTCAGAGTCTGCCTTCACCTCGTCTGCCAATACCTACAAGCTCATTGACGTTTCTGGAGCACAGGACTGGGCAACCAAGACAAGTGGGGTTGTATCAGGTTCAGACTACTCTTCAAAAGAATACGCACAAGGAACGCAAGCAAGCACAGGAGGCTCGGCAAAATCATGGGCTCAAGACACAGACCAAGTGAACGGTGCATCTACCAACGACAGATCTGCAAAGGCGTGGGCTCAAGGTGCAAGCATGACTGGTTCAACCCTTGGGGGTTCAGCGAAGGACTGGGCTCAACTCACGGGATCGACTGTAGACGGCACGAATTATTCGGCAAAACATTGGGCGACAACGGCAGACGTAAGCACAGTAGCGTCTGGGATTGGCAACATCAACATTACGGCAGGTGGAATTACTAATGTCAATGCCGTTGGTGGCTCAATAGCGAATGTTAACCATGTTGCTGGTCAGATAAGTCCTACAAATAATATTGCGAGTGTGGCTACTTTTTCTGCAACACTCACCAAAACATTTGCTGTTACATTTACTGGATCTGTCTTTAAGCTAGATGGTGTGACTGAGCCATCTCTAAGTAGCAATTCTTCTTTATACAAGGGCTACACTTACATCTGGGATTTTTCAGATAGCTCATGCTCTGGCATTAGCAGTTTTCAGATTATGAATACATCTTATCATGGTCAGGGGAGTGCGATTGGCTCATCTCTTGGATTAACAATTACTGGTACATTTGGACAAGCTGGCTGTAAAGCTACTTGGGTCGTTGGTGCTGGTGGTACTGGTGGCACAATTCAAGATATAAATACTGGTCGTTATAGGATTAATACAACCGACAGTCTGGGTAATAGCATAAGTTTAGTTGATGACCCTTATCAACGATTAGGAAATTATACTGATGAGATTGATACTGTTGCTGACAATATTGCAAAAGTTAACACAATACATACTAATATTACTCATGTTCAGAACGTATCAGCGATTGATAGTGATGTTACTGGGGTAAATAATATTAGTGCCGCTGTGACTGCCGTAAACTCAAATTCAACAAATATTAATGCGGTAAATGCAAATTCTACGAATATTAATACAGTAGCGACTAATATAAATAGTGTGAATGATTTTTCCGACAAGTATCGTATTTCAGCATCAGCCCCTAGCACAAGTCTGAACGAGGGGGATCTGTGGTACGACACAACGAATAATGTGCTGAAAATTTATGATACGTCTACAAGTGGTTGGCTGGCGGTGCAACAGGCGACAGATTACACAAGTATTACGGCTACTTATACCAAAGCTCAGATTGCAAGCACCTATACTGGAACTGGTTTAACCTTAGATTTTGACACTTATAATAATTTTATAATTACGCTTTCTAGTGGTGTAAATACTTTGGCGAACCCAACTACTGAAGCTGGTAATGTTGGTCAGACAGGGGTTATTATTTTCATCCAGCCATCGTCAGGAAATGCCGCTACGCTTTCTCTTGGAACAGATTATGAAACTTCTTTGGGTCTTGGTCTTTCACTATCCTCGCAGTACAATTCTAGGGATGTTGTTCCTTATGTCATTGAGGCAACAGGCAATATCCTACTTGGTTCTCCTCAAAGGAATTTTGAATGATTACAAAGGTTATTTTGTAATGGCTAATCAGTTAAATACATCGACAAGATGGATTGGAACTCAAAGTTTTTATGACTATGAGATTCAAAACTCAACGTGTTTTGATGGTACTGACCAGTATTTAACAAGAGAACAAGAGTCTAATGATGGGCTGAGATCTTGGGTGTTTTCGACTTGGATTAAGAGGGGAAAATTGGGTGCAGTAATGACCCTTTTGGGTGCTGGAAGTAGTGCCACTGCATACACTGTAATCAACATACATAGCAATGACACCATAAAATTCCTCAATCTTTCAGCTTCTGATGGTGATATGGTTGTTGAGACTAAAAGAGCATTTAAGGATATTGCAAACTGGTATCATTTAGTTTTTGCTTATGATAGTGCCAACAGCACTGAAACGGAGCGTGTCAGAATTTACATTAATGGGGTGCGTATTCCACAAGCCGATTTGCTTGCGTATACTAGCGTCACTCAGAATCAAACGAGTTATATAGGAACAGATAACCTTGACCTTCATGTTGGGAGTAGAGGGTATTCTGCTGGTTATTACTACGATGGGTATTTAGCTGAAACCTATTTTTTTACTGGTCAGGCTTTCAGATCTAATATTGAGCAATATTTTGGAAAATTTAAAAATGGAGTTTGGATACCTAAACCCCAATCTTCTCCTACGAATGGATTAAAAATGAGTTATGGTAACGATTCATTTTTTTTGGAATATAAAAATCAGGCGAGTACGGGAACTGTCTCAGATACTCTTGGTGCTGATAGTAGTGGAAATTCTAAGCATTTAACTCCCACTGGAACATGGGGTACTGGTAATGGAGCTGTGAAGGATACTCCAACTAATAATTTTCCTGTTTTCAACATTCATGGGCAAGATAATATTGAGTCCATAACTCTATCGAAAGGAAATAGAAGGGCGACTTATGTTACTTGGAATGGCGATTGGGAAACTGTGATGTGTACCATGATGCCGCCCACATCTGGAGCATTAGGTGGTAAAACAGCAATGATCGCTGAGTTTAGAGTGACAGGGTATCCTTATTCTAATACAAGTCAATATTATTATCTTAGTGTTGGTATAGCCAATAGAACCCATAACAATGAGCTTTATTTAGGTGACGATTATAATGGAGTAAGTGCTTTTAATTCTGGGCGTGTGTTTTTTAATAATTATTGGGATACAACAGGCTATTATTCTAATGGCGATGTTGTAACAGTTATGATGAACCAGTCAGATGTTTTAAGCTCCACATATAATACTATACTTTGGTATGTTAATGGTAATTATATTGGTCAATATATTAATTATGACCAAAATAAGGATGGTTATCTTACGTTTGGGGTAACACTCAGGTATTATGCTAGTGTTCATGTAAATTTTGGTCAAGACTCATCATTTGGTGGTTTAATTACCAAAGAAAATCAGCCTGACCATGTTGGAATTGGTGATTTCCATGATACTTCTTATTCTGCTGATTTTTCTTATCCAATATCAGCCATGTGTTCAAAAAACTTTCAAAGTCTGGATGGTTACGCACAGTCAATAGATTTAAGACATGGAGATAAAACAAAGAGCCATTTTAATACACTTAAATACACAGGCGATGGCACTTCAAGCAATGCAGTAACAGGGTTAGGATTCGAGCCATCGTTAATCTGGACGAAAAAAGAAATTACCTCTGGTCTTTCACAGCATACTCTGTGGTATAAAATAGGAAGTGACATTAAATATGCAGAGACGAGTACGCAAATTCCAGAAGGTACTAATTCGAATGGAGTAAAATCTTTCGATTCTGATGGGTTTACTGTGGGGAATTGGAATAGAGTCAACCACGACACCAAAGAGTTTTACTCTTATAGCTGGAAAGGTGGGTCTACTGCCGTAGCTAACAATGATGGTTCAGCCGCAAGTATTGTTTCTGTAAATAAGAAAGCTGGTTTTTCAATAATTTCGTACTCTGGATCTGCTGATGCTAGTAAAACGATTGGTCATGGCTTAGATAAAGCTCCTGATACATTGTGGATAAAAAGAAGAACTGGCGGTAACGGTAATTGGAGGGTCTATCATAGTGTTGCTGGAAATGGTTACACCCTTAAACTCCCTTCTGGTTCGGCGAGAGCTTCAAGTAGTTTTCTTAATAGTACCTCTCCAACCGACTCGGTTTTTACTGTAGGCAATGGTGCTGAATATAATGATAATGGGGAAGATTATGTATGTTTTGCTTGGCACTCTGTTGCTGGTTTCTCTGATTTTCGATCATATGAAGGTGCTCAGAATGAGTTTTTCTACTTAGAGTTTAAGCCAGCCTTTATAATTATTAAGAATATCGATTCAACAGGAGAGTGGTATATGTTCGATAATATGAGAACAGGATATAATCCTAATAATTATTATTTGAGGGCAAATCAGGGTTCTGAACAAGAATTGGTTACTAATTGGATTGAAATGTATTCAAATGGCTTCAAGGTCAATAATGCTACTATAAATACGAGTGGGCAAACTTATGCCTTTTGGGCATGGGGAGAGATGCCGTTTATGTATGGGAACGCTGTATAAAGGAGAATAACAATGGTGTGGAAATATAAATCAAAAACTCTTAATGCTGGAAGCTCTTGGAAAGATGACGATGGCATAAAGCATTCTCCAGATTGGGCAACATGGAGTGATGACGAAAAGAAGAAAATGGGTCTTGTCTGGGAAGCTGAACCAGAAAGTTGGGATGACCGATTTTATTCTGGCAGAGATAGCGATGGCAAACTGGTTGAGAGAAAGCTGGCAGACGAAAATTCTTTAGATGAAGATGGTAAAGAATATAACGATCCAGACGGAAAGAAAGCTGTAACTGTAGGTTTAAAGAATGAATGGATTGCTAGTAATAAAAAACTGGCAAAACAAATTTTAACAAAAACAGATTGGTATGCGGTTAGAAAAGCTGAAGCTGGTACAGCAATTCCATCAGACATAACAACATTTAGAGCCAAAATTCGGACAGAGAGTAAAGCTATTGAGGACAAGATAAATGCTTGCTCTAGTTTAGCTGATTTTAAAGCTCTTTTTGACGTTCCTAAAGATGGTGGGAATCCACCAATTTTTAATTTTAGTGAGAGTTAATAATGAGTAAGCCTACTTTAACTTCATTGGATTTAAGAACGACCAAGCTGGAAACAGAGACATCAATCCAATTTAAAGAACTTTTTATACGTCTGAAGCGGATAGAGGGACTACTTATAGGCACTGCGTCTGCTATCATAATTTTACTATCAACAATGTTATGGAAAATATAATGGGAAAACAGCCTAACTTAAAACCCTACATGGGTAGCATACCCCATAAAACCTCGTCTGGCCCGAAAGGTCATGGTGCGGTTATGGCAGGTAAAGCAATAAAGAAGAAATCAGCTAAGAAGAGATGAACCCAAAGGCTTCGCTGAATGCGATAGATACCCTTGAGAATAGCAAAGGGTGGACAGTCATGCGTAAAGTAATGGAGGAGGAAATCGTTTCTTCCGCAATGGCAATCGCAGAATCACCGACGATGTCTTTGGATGAAATCAACTTTAGAAGAGGAACTATATTTGCGGCGAAAGCCCTACTAGATATGCCGACAAAACTCAGGTCGAAGTTTGAAGCTGAAATAGCTTTAACGAAGGACGACAAGAGTATCAACAGCAATACATAATGCCATCACATTCAATTTAATCGGGACGCTACGGCCTCCCAAGGAGTAATAATGGCTATAGACGACAAAGCAATAATCGACAGTATCTCAACGGCGAAGCTCGGTACGCCCAACAATATGCCCCCTGAGACTACACCAACACCAGCACCAGATCCAAAGGCAAAAGACAGTAACGAAGACAAAGCGTCTGCGAAAGGAAGCCCTCAGACTGAAGGCGACAAGATGAAAGCAGAGGCTATTGTCTACGAGATAGACATGGGTGATGGCAAAAAACGTAACATGACCCCAAAGCAAATCTCTTCCACTATGCAGAGATACGCCGCATTGAATTATCAAAACGCAAACTTAAAGCCAGTGAACGATCTGGTCGCTAAAATCCTTAGAGCAAACCCAAACATGCAACCGAAGGACGTAGCAGGTACACTAGAAAACATTTTGAAGTCTAGCAAAAAGAACCCTGAAATGGGGAATACCAAAGGTGAGCAACCTGCAAAAGCAGGTGAAGACAACATGGGCGACGCTTTGACAAAGTGGTCTGAGGACAACGCAATCTCTCTTCCCCCTGGATATGCAGAAATGATGCAAGGCAATACGTCTGGCATGAACAGCATGGGCGACAGAATGGCAAAGATGGAAAGTATGCTTAATCAGGTTCTTCAGATGTCACAGGGTAACGTCAATGCCGCTAAAGACACGATGGATAATGCAAACAATATGCAGATCCAAGCCATGCAAAAGCAAATTGGAAACAACATAGACAGGATTCAACAGCAACTTGGTCTGCCAGACGAAGCGGCAGAAAACTTCCCATTGTTTATGGCAGAGCGTGGATATACAATGGAGGATCTTATCGACCCGACTCTAACAATGAAGTTGATGACAGATTATAAAAACAATCTCAACTCTCCAGAAATGGAGCGTCTTGTTGAAATTGCGAAGAAAAGATCTGCTTATACAGGCTCTTTAGGAAGCACACCGTCGGCTGGTGCAACAGGTGATGCCCCTACGGAAAGCAGGTTTGAACAATTCGCAAACGCTAAGATGGCAAACAAAGGTTTAGTCTAGAGATTGTCTCTCTGAACTAGCCCCCTAACGGGGGCTTATTTTTCAGAAAACCATGATCGAAGCAGTACTCTGGCTCGCACTTAACATCTACTTTGAATCTCGCAATGAACCATTGCAGGGACAAATAGCTGTCGCCGAAGTAACCCTGAACCGTGTAGCCTCCCCTCACTACCCAGACACAGTAAAGGAAGTCGTAACCCAAAAGGGTGAAAGGGTCTGCTCCTTCAGTTGGTATTGTGACGGGAAGTCAGACAGACCAAAAGAAAAGAAAGCGTGGGACAACTCTGTCTTTCTTGCAAAGATTATGCTGGATGAATACACGGAGAAAGACCGTGTAACCTGCGTAGGAAAAACCGCCCTCTTCTTCCACGCCACATCCGTTTCCCCATACTGGCTCTCAGACGTATCAAAGATAAAGCAGATAGGCGGTCATATCTTTTACGAGAGAAACAAATGAATGATAATATCCTTACTGGTTCTCTAGGAGAAAGCATTTGCTCAGTCAAGCTACTCAAGATGGGCATACCTTGTTCCCATACCCATCTCCAGAAGACAGACATTCTGGCTTTAAAGGATGGTAATCCTATCAGGATACAGGTCAAATCAAGCAGAATGAAAAGGGCGTATGAGCGAAAAGGAAAAGAGCATATCTCATATCACTTCTCTATTGCTTCTGGTGGACACCCGAAACAGCCATTAACAAAAGACGTATGTGATATTGTGGCCTTTGTAGCCATAGACAAAGAGAGAGTTATCTTTAAAAAGGTTGAAGATTTACAGCAAAAACTTACGAAACATATTATGCCAGACGATTTTTTTATCGGCTGCGATTTATTTTCTTGGAAAAAATGTTTTGATAGGGACGAACCCCTGTGAGAAATACTGTACCTTTCTAATCAAGTCACAAAATGTACGCTACGGCCTACAAGACTTATGAGTTTAGTGAAGGTAATTCCACAACACTCGTCAAATTTTTATCTTAACCTTTAAGCCAAGGAGTATTTTATTATGGCGGCAATACAAGGGATGAGAGGCACAGGCGAGTTCGGCACTGACTTCCGTCCAAAAAATTACAGAGAACTGTTCACTCTGTTAGAGCCTAATGGTAATGCACCTTTGAACGCTTTGTTATCTATGGGTTCGTCTGAGAGTACAGACGACCCGTCTTTCAAAAACTTCAGAGACGAATTACCAGACCGCACACTAACTGTGAATGGTGCAATCGCTTCTACATCTACTGCGTCTATTACTATTGATGCGTCAGATGACAACAAGTACGCTATCAAAGGTGCTATTGTTATCAACCAGACAACTGGTGAGGTAATGCAAGCTACTGCTGATACTACTGCAACAACCCTAGCTGTAACTCGAAACATCGGAGGTACATCTCACCAAATTGCAGACAATGCAGTCCTCTTTATAAGTGGATATGCGGCGGCTGAAGGTGGGTCAAGCCCAACAGCGATCTCTTTCGACGCTTCAGTAGTTGAAAATTATACTCAGATCTTTAGGACTGCATTCCAAGTATCAAATACTTTGAGTTCAACATACCTAAGAACTGGTGATAAGATGGACGAGAGCATGACTAAAGCTCTCAAGCTACACATGAGCGACATTGAGAGAGCTATGTTCTTCGGTTACAAGCATGAAGCTAACGGTTCAACATCTGCTCCAACCAGATACACAGGTGGTTTGGTCAACTCGTTAACAAACGTAGTTGATATCACAACTTCCTATGCGTCTTACGGTGGTGCTAGTGCTGGCAAGATGTCAGAAGAAGGTTTCGACTCTCTTCTAATGTCAACTGTCTTCAAGTATGGAAGCAATCAAAAGATCGCTTTCGTAGGCGAAACAGTAGCTAATCAGCTACAGCAAATGGGTAAGGACAGATGGAAGCCTACAGTTGTTGAAGGATCTTATGGGGTTAACCTCATCAGATACACAACATTTGCAGGTGACTTGATGGTTCACTTACACCCACAGTTCCGTCAGTTGAACCACATGAAGAATGCAATGGTAATTGTTGACTTCCCATACTTGAGCTATCGCTACCTCGAAGGTCGTGATACTTCACTCTTGGAGAACAGACAGCTACCAGACGCTGACTCAGTCAAGCACGAGTACCTAACCGAATGTGGTTTGGAACTATTGCAAGACAAGGTTCATGCTTACATCAAAGGTTGGAACTCCAGATCATAAGGACGACCATACCTTAAATTTAATCCATATTAGAGGGGAGCTTCGGCTTCCCTTTAACATTTGGAGGACTAAATGGCAGAAAATAAAAAAAGAGCAAGAACATCTAAAGGTCATTACAAGAAAGATGACCCGTCAACACCAGACATAAACGAAGCGTTTGTTCAGGAAGAGGTTGTGAAACCTACGAAACCTCAGACCGTCTGGTACGAAAGTCGTGAGAAAGAACCTAGCATGTTCCCTGTTGCAGATATTAACCCAATCAGAAACTTTCAGACAGGTAGGCTCGAATATGAAGTAGACGCAGACGACGTTGAAAGATTTGAACAGCATCATTTTTGTATGAACGCAAGGATTGTTAGGAAGAAATAATGGCAGAAACAAGTAACACGAACCCACATATACGGACAAAGTATTCTCCACTTAGGACGCTTGCCATGCAAGCCCTGAGACGTTTTGGAGATTTTAATGCGAGTACCGTAGACGGCGATGTCATTCTTATGTTCCTAGAGTTTGCGAATATGGTGATTGACGATATTCGTCAGCATCCGTATGCGGCTCGAACTACAGTAACGACAACTACCAATGGGCAAAAAGTTACTGCAACGTCTGCAAATGCCATTGATTACTACACATCCCCAGACGAAACACGGGAGATAGACGATCAGATAATAGTAGCTGGCATTCTTGCACATTATGCTATCCAGCAGGGCAGTGAAAAGATGCAGATATATATGCCTAATTACTACAGAACTCTTAACCAACAACTTTGGAATGAGCTTAATGGTAATACAAGAATCAAACTTCGTGTTGTTGACGATGGAACAAACAAGCGAAATGCAAACGATATAAAAACTAACGTATATAATGGACTTCTTGAATCAACATGAGCACACAATCAGCCAGTGGTGTAGCATATAAAACATTTAGCTATGAAAACTTCCAAGGGTTAGACACTTCGAGGGATATCACATCATTAGATACTGGGGAAGAACAACACTTAACAAAGCTGGTAAACGGATACTGTGACTGGCGTGGACAGATTGTCCGTGATCCAACAGTTGCCTTTAGGAAAGGTAGCTACAAGGTTACGCACTGTTCTTTCTATGGGAAGGAAGCCGTTGTCTGGGCCGAAGAAACGGGTTCAGCGATTAACTTTCGTTCCGACGACGATCATGTTCTTGAAAATGTTCACCCCATTGGCTCTATCGTTTCTTCAATCGTTTTTAATCAGAGTGTTCACTTAACCTGTAGAGGCAGAGCAACCTACAGGTACGATGGAACTAAGTTTTCTCGCAATCAGTCTACTGCCATAAATAGTCTTACACCTGCATTTATATCCTCTATCCAAAGACGCATGGTAGTTGCTGGAATTCCAGGGCGTGAAACCCAAGTTCATTTCAGCCGTGTGGATAATGATGAGGTATTCCCAGAGGACGAAGAGACAAACAGTACAAATGTCCTCCGTGCTGGCTTCATAGATATTGCTAACCTGCTAGGAACGGCAGACCAGATAACAGGTCTGGGTGCTTTTGAGCAGAATAGGCTAGTCGTATTCACATCAGACAGGGCAATCATATATAAGATTGACCCATCAATAGACAACTGGCTCATAGACGACGACACATTCATAAACATTGGATGTGCCAGTCACAATACAATCTGTAACGCTGGCACAGACCTTATGTTCTGTTCTCGGTCTGGCATCCATTCAATTAAAAGATCAGAGGAGAACGGGATACTTGTTTATTCCTACTCACTCTCAGACAAGATAGACATTCTGTATCGGGAACTCTTTGCGTCTGTTGACGATCCTCAAAAGATCTCAGCCGTATTTGACCAAGATACTGCTCAGTACCATATATTTTTCCCACAAGCTGGCGACATAAATACCAAGAGATTAACACTCGCTCTTAACCCAGAGGGTGGCGAAGGTGCTCAACCAAAGTTTAGCGAAGGGGATTTCCTTAACGCAAGATGCGGAGCTTTCCTTGGGGGAAAGCTCGTATTGGGGACAACAGGTGGAATTTACAACGTAAATCAGGTTGAAGAGCCTACGGGCTATGTCCCTACTCTGACCATAATGACCCCCCTACTCTGGCATGGTTCACTTGTTGATACCAAGCAGACGCACAGTGTTATTATACAAGCGGCAGGTAAAGGCACGATAACTATGGATGCCCAAGATTTAGATGGTAATCAAATAGGATCTTTAGTTTTCGAAGTGGACGACACTACGGACGACAACTATTTCGTTGGTGTGCCATTATCCAAACAGTATGAAAGAAAATGGAGCTACCGATATAAAGCGGCACAATATAGCTTTAAAGCCGAAGGAGGTGGGGGTCTTCTCCGTCTTATTGGCTTTGCAGTCAACATAAAAAATTAAGTGAGAAGGTAAATGGCAAGACTCAGACAACAATATTCCCAGAATTACGGTTCTTCCAGTAACATTAATACTGAGTTTGAGAACCTTGTTAGGTATTTAAACGCCGCCGAACTTGGTGAAAAAACTCTAGGAGAACTTCTAGCAATACTTTTCGACACTGACGGTGTCTGGAAAGGCCCGATTGAAATGAGAAGAGACAGTAGTCTCGGCATTCAATACAGAATTGGTGAATACTCAGATACAACTACGGGTTGGGTAACACTCGCTTCTATGGCAGACATACGAGGAGCAGACGGAACAACTGCTGGAACTATTGGAGCACCAATACTTCACTCAAGGGTAGATCTGGGAACGACTTCAGGTCAAACAGTCTTTGATTATGCTCACGATTCAACAGACGACCTTCTTGTTTATGTAAACGGTGTACTAAAAAGAGAAGGTGGTTCACACGACTATACTAAATCCCATACCGCAGGTTCAGGATCTGCTGGTGCTGTTACATTTAATTCAAGTCCTCATGCTTCAGGTGTGGTGGTCACAATCTATAAGGTCAGAGCGTCGGCTGTTACTGGTTACACACGAACAGATACATTAACAACTGGCAACCAAGTACAGTTCGCTTTTGTACACGATGAGAATACTGTTCTTCAAGTTTACAAGAACGGTATTTTACAACGAGAAGGTGGTTCAAACGACTACACTACCAGCCCAGTTAACAATGTTGTAACAATGACAAGTACAGTAGCGTCTGGCAACCTGATATCCATTATAACTGTGGAGAATACGTCAACTACTACAGTGACTGGATTGATGATGGAGAGTAACTTCGTCAACACCGCCAGTGGTTTAATTGATTTCGCTAAGATTGAAATTGACAACAATGAAATCCCACAAGCGAAAATAGCAAGCCTTGCTACAGATCTAAGTGCAAAAGCAAAGATAACTACAGCAAGCTCTACACCATCAAGCCCTGCAACAGGAAACTTATGGCTCGACACAAGCTCGACACCTAATATCCTAAAGTTCTACACTGGCACACAATGGTTACAGACATCGCCAGACAGCACACTTCCAACATTCACAACTTCAGACGCAAGTAAGTATGTACGGGTGAACGGTGCAGGTACGGCTCTTGAATATGCTACTGTAGATTTATCGTCTGTCATTGCAACCTCACAAAGAGGTGCGGCGAATGGCGTAGCGTCACTTGATTCAACTGGTCTTTTACCAGCTTCGCAACTTCCGTCTGCCCTAACGTCTGGCAATATGTACTTGAAGATATCCTCGCCAACCAACACAACATACACAATGGAGAAATTCTGGAAAATGAAAATCCAGATAACTGCTATTTCAGTAGCGACCACGGGGGGAACTATTGTTGTTCAGCCTCAAGTAAACGGAACACTAGCAGGGTCTGCCACATATACTGCTAATTCGTCTGGCAGTGATACAACTTTAGGTACTGTTCTTGAGATTGACTGTAACACAGCCGCCAAGACAGTAGGTTTTACAACTACAAGTAATAGCTCGGCGGCAAATTTAGAGGTGGTGCTTGCGTACAACATTATGAGTTCATAGGAGATTAAAATGAGTTGGCTAGAAAGTTTAGGATTAAAGTCAAGCGACGAGGATTGGGAAAGGTTTTACAAAGAGTGGGATAGGGTAAAGCAAGAAGTTCCTCAAGATCTCGCTTGGGCAGGTCAAAGACTCAAAGACGTATGGATAGACACTCCTAAAGAATGGCTAGACGCTGGAACTGAGAACACCTTAAATTTTACTGGAAATGTTGTTAAGAAACTTTTCGATCATATCGAGAATTGGGAAGAGTATGCAAAGAACCCACAACTAGGTTCAGCTTCTGCTACCCCTTCTGGAGATGAGTTGCTCGTAAAGCCAGAGAAGATGGTGCAGGGACAGAAGCATAACCTTGCCTATATAACTGATGAAGAAGCTGAAATCTTAAAAGACTTTGGTGGTGCTGGCGTTGATAGTGACCAAGATGGTGTCAAAGAATATTTTGTTTTAGATTTTTTAAATAATTTAGTGGGTGGAAATAACCCTGCTAATGAAGGTAAGAGCTATATTGGTGCAGACGAATGGACGTATGGTGCTGACGATAAAGGTGAAGGGGGCTTTACTATGAGAACCCCTGAAGCGGCTAACAAATTAGATCCAAGCCATCCAGACTATCTTTCAGACGCAGTGTATGAACAATACAAAAAAAACCATAATAATAATAAAGGTGGCGGCAATAATAATACAAAAAAACCTGAACCCCCTGCACCACCAAAGTTGCCTTCTTTCGACCTAAGTAATTGGAACACCATGTATGGAGACGCAAGTTCAGCCATAGGTGGGGCAGACATGTACTCACTTATGAACAATGGACTGTCTGATTCAAAAAGTAATATCAGTTCTGCTATCGGAGACTTGACTACAGCATCAGGTGGCAACTGGTCGAATATGGATGCGATTAATAATTTGCTCGGCAAATACCAAGGATTAGATACAACCCTTTCTGGCTTACAAGGTCAGTACGATACAGCAGTTTCTGACACCAATGCACTAATTGACAACTATGAAAAAGGTTTAGCAAAGTCTTTGCTCGGATCAGACGACTGGGATATGCAAGATGTCAACGCCGCAAGAGATCTTAGGACACAACTGCAAAGCTCAGACATAGACTTTGATTATGACACAGGTATAGACAGACGGCTTGCTGAAGGTATGGGGTTAACTGACGATTATCAGTCAGCATATAGTGACGCATTAGGAAATCTGAATACAATAATCGGTAACTATGACACAGCCGCCGAAGGTCTGGACACAAGTTTTAGGGGTCTTGGGTTCGGTGATCTTCTTAACACTGTTCGTGGTATGGACATGACTGGAGATACGGCAGGTTCTCGGAATACTTTAAATCAATACATCACTGAAGCAGAAAGACTTGGAAATGCAACTGGTCTGTCTGACAGCCAGATCGAAGCAATATTTCAAGACTCAGGAATTGGAAACAAGATACAAGATATTAGATCTGGTCTTAGCCAGACGGAAGCAGATAGGGCTGCCGAAGAAGCTCGTATTGCAAGAGCACAGTCAGACGCATTGGCTGGTGCAAATACAGCATTCTCAAATATTGGTTCATCGGGCTACTATAGCAAGTCAATGCTCGACCAACTCCAGAACGCAATTACCCAAGGACAAGGTGCTTACGAAGACTTCTCCTCCCCATTGGCCTATGATTTCACAAAGGCAACCAATCAATATGGATCTGCTCAGACTACACTCAATGACCTTCTGGCCCAAAGAAAAAGAAGACTTGATACAATAGAGGGTGATCTTTCAGGAGCTTACAGTCCTCTTGCAGATTTAGATCTATGGGAAGAGAGAGAGATGAATAAGATACTCAGTGGTATTGATGATGTCGATTACGACCTTGGCTATTTTACTGGTGGAAGAGTTGGGGATATATATTCTGACCTTGATAGCTATAGGAGAGATGTCACAAATAAGTTAGGTGAACTATCTGACTACCGTGAAGGTATAGAAACAAGATCCAAAGGTCTTTATGACAGACTTATGGGTGAAGATGTTAACAGAGCAAACTATGATGCCTTCTTAGAAGAATTTGATCCAATAAGGGCTGAGATAGATAAGTACACAGCATCTCAGGCGTATGATGAAAGAGGCGACATAACCGCAGAGCTTGCATCCCGTCTGGCTCAGATAGAGCAAGATGAAGCAAATGTTGCCGCACGGACGGCAAGAGCTAATGCAGATAATAATGATTTTCAGTTTCAGGATTACAGATTGGTTGATCCACTTACATCCCTAAACAGAGGAGCTTTATATAGTGCAGATGAGGAAGAGGAGGAGTTGCTTAACAACCCAGCCTCGGCCTTCTCAAGAAACATATTGAGGTATTAAAATGGTTTGGTCAGTTGTATTAAGTGGTCTTGGTATGCTCCAAGACATGTCTCGTGAGAACAGGGCAGAAAGGAGATATGAATCTGCTGAAGCGTTCAATCGAGAAATGGCTCGTCAGTCAATGGATTGGATGGAGGAAGACAGAGCACGTTACAACAGACTTGATGAACTAAATCGTGGTATCCGTGGAGACGAGAGAGCATTCGCTGAACGAGAGTTAGGTGAATACAAAGCCAGACTACTCAAGGAACGTGAGTTTGAGATTGAACGTATGCTTCAAATGGACAAGGAAGCCGCACGTCAATACGCATTTAAGCTAGAACAGTATTTAAGAAATCAGGAAATAACTGGTCAAGAAAGAGAACGGGCTCTTCAGGAACTCGAAGACGCAAAGGCGATAGCCGCAGGTGAAAGAGACGAAGACCAACGAAGATTTGAAATGGCAAGGGCTCAAAAGGAAATTGAGAGAGATTTCCAAGTACAGCAGTTTAATCAGGCCAGACAGATTGCACAACAAGAGCGAAACGAAATGCTCATGCAACGTAAAATGATTTCTGATCGCATCAGAGGTATGCAGTCTGGCCTTGAAAATGTTTACGCTGGCTTACAAGATGTCCCAGACGTAAAGCCAGTTACTCAGGCACAAATTGATGCAGAGGTAAACAGACGTGCAGACCAATACATTGGAGACGTAGACCGTGCGGCTGACAGAGTTGCGTCTGTTGCTGAAGGCGGTCTGATAAACAGAGGAATGGATAACTCAACCCTGGCTAACCAGACAAGAGGAGATATAGCTTCACGTCTTGCAGACGAATATCAGAACGCTCGGTTCAGAGCTTATGATGATGCAATGAAATATATTAGCGGTCAGCAGAACCTACAGAATACAGACCTCAATACAATACTTGCTTCAAGACAAAAACAGCTTGGTCAGTATGGAGATACTATGGGTGCAGGTCTATCACAAATGGCTAACCTTCCAAATGCTCCCTCTGCTATGGGCTTTATGAATTTTATGCCTCAATCTTCTATTTACGACAGAGGTGTCGGATCTTCTGCTAATGCGTTCCAAGATAAGTATGGTCTGAGAAGTGGAATAAGTAGTGGCTACACAGATCTTGGTTCAGAGCTTGCTTCCCTAACAGGGGTAAATACAAGCGGTGCGTCAAGTGCAGGTCTAAATATCGGAAGTGGAATTTACGACTATTCACCGCAAAATTGGTTAGACCCAAGCTCCTATTCTGGAAACATGTTAACTTCTGCGAATAACAGGTTTAAAGATGCCTTAACAAGATCAGAAAGTTCTGGATCAAATTTTGGTAAAGCATTCTTAGATTGGAATTATGGTACGGGAGATTATAAAGATATGACACCTAAGTATGAATTTTCAGATCTTTTTAATTGGAGTTAATGAATGAGTATATTTTCAAAAATTTCAGAAGGAATGCACGAGCGAAAAGAGTTCAGGCAGGGGCAAAGACAACAGATGGCACAAGCGTTTGCTGACTACAAAGCGGCTAACCCTTATGCAACTGCCGCAGATTTCCAAAGTTTCGTTGATTCATATTCTGGTGGAAACAATTACATCTCAGGTGGAGCACCATCTGCAAGTGTTCGTAATAGGATAGCGGCAGAAAATCTTCGAAAGAAAAAGGAGGAAGAATACAATACTGCTATAGCCAATATGATTAAGAAAAAACAAACGACGGATATGTTTGGCTCAGAGATAGAAGACTTTCTACTAGCTAGTGGCGGTAATGTTGAGAAAGCACGAAAGGATTTCTTTAACCTTTACCCAGAGTTCCGTGAATTAGATTTTGAAAATGTTGAAGGTCAATTTAACATTGAAAAATATAATAGATTAAAACGAGAAAAACTTGCGGCAAACTATGAAAACGCCATGAAGTTTATTGAAAATGCAGAAGACCCGAATAATATAAATGTCAGTCTTTTTGCAGACATGTATGGCCTTGGTGATGGAATTGCAAAGGAGGTGTTAGACCAAGCAAAAGTAAAATGGAATGAAGAACAGCAAGTAAAGAAAGACAATTTTATGTCTACTGTCAATGCCAGAGTAAGAGAACTTGCAAAAGATGCTACGATAACTCCAACTAATCTTTTATCCACATTAGAAAGTGAATTTGGGGGCAACCCATTATGGGATAAAACTGATACTAATTTTATTAACGGTGTAGTTAAAGAAGGTGAAAATCTTTTAGCAAAAGAAAAAGACGTACGGTTCAAAGCCTTACTGACAGAAGCACAAGGCGAAGCAAGAAGTTTAGAGGGTATATACTCTGCACAGGGACAGGACGTATCGCAAATCGAGAAAGATCTAAGGAGTAAATACAGTTACCTTTTAGACTCGGAAGACAAGGACTTCTTTGATAAATTGTTTGCAGACCGTGACTGGCTGGATCAAATTGTGGATAGAGCGTCAACGACCCAATCTATTGCCACACAAAATCGTCAGGATTTAGCACAGCAAAATGCTTACCAAGCTGTTCGAGACGCTATCATTCGAGGAGATGATCCTTCTACCCTTCTTGCAACCGCACGGTCAATACTGCCAGAAGAGTTTAAAGACATACTTGGCAAAGGCTCTGTTGGGATACCAGACGAACTGGCGACAATGATTACTGATGCTACAGAAAAATACGAATTAAAGGTCGATAGAGAACGGTCTGACGAATTGTCTGGATTAGAGACTAAACTAGGTAATGAACAGTACGCCAACCTAATCAAAGGAAATCTTATGACTCAAGGCATTGAGTCGGCGAAGGAATATATTGATAGTGTTCTTGCAACCCAGTTAACAGGAGAATACTGGCTTTCTGAAGCAGGTCAGTTAGAAAAAGCACAATGGATTGATGACTACATCAAAGGGTTTATTGGGCGAGAGCAAGCTGTCATGGATATAAATAGAGAACAGTGGATTGAAGCTACTGACAAAAGAGAGAAAGAACTTATTACTTCTGCCGTAGCCAGTAACCTCAAAGAAGCTGAAAGCCTCTTCACTGGCCCTAATGCAAAGACACTTGCTGGTGGTCAGGCGTTGATGCCAACAATAGTTCCAATGCTTGCAAAAGACTTTTACTTTGATGACCGAACCAAAACACTACTGGTAGACTTTGCTAATAGCGATATTGTGCAAAACACTGAAAACCTTACAGCCGAAGCCGCCAAGACGTTAGCTCGCAACTGGTTGACAGAAAACGGGGCAGTCACTTGGGCAGACGCACAGAGTCAGATGACCAGTGCTCACGACGCTAATCCAATGCAGAGAACAAGGTTCATGGACTACAGAACTGATTTAGAGAACCACATCACCTCAACACAAGATGATTTTGATAGTGCCGTTGATGAGATAAGTAGAAAAGAATATGAAAATGTTGGCGAGATTGAATCTGCACTTCGAGTTTTAAAGGGTTTAAAATCTCAGTACAAGCTATTCACTTCTGAATTAAATAATCAGATCCAGTACAACTATGATACAAAATCTAAATGGCTAGATATCGGAGGTAAACTTTATAACCAAGATGAAATTAGTTCTCTTCTTGAAGGTGCTTCAAACTATCTCTCAGGCGACGATAGAATTGACCACCTTATAGACAGACTTGAAAAACAAAAGTCTGAGGTAAGTAGCAGTTCGGATACTGGGCCTGAATCCAGAAACGAAGATTGGTATATTGAAGATCCGTCAAAATCTTCATGGGAAAATAAACAAGACAAAGCGAGACTACAGGATCAATACATAAAAGATATGCTGGCTTTCCGTTCAGAGTTTGGTCTGGGTCAAGATATCCCGATTGTGGGTAATAAACTGAAAAAATTTATTAAGAGTTTTTCAGAGACAAATGCTCAATTAGATATAAGAGAATTTCTTGACAAGTTTACAGAAACTGATGGCGTAAATGCTTTCTTTATGAGAAATCCTGAAGTTTTCCAAGAATTTATAAAAGACCCATTATCTGCTATCAAGTCGAATAAAGACCTCGAAAGTTTTGCTATTACATTGGGCTATCAACCACCTAAATAAGGACGACCAACTTTCTTAACTCCAGTATTCTGAGAATTATTCGGAAACTGGAGTACCGTAAATGACATTTAAAAAAGTTACTTTTGATCTTACAGACCCTATAGATCAAACCACCTCTCAAACAGCAGACCTTGGATACGCTTCTAATATAGACAGACGAAGCATACTTAAAGATCCAAGATTTATTAAAGACCTTCAAGACAGATACGACCCGTTGCAACAACTGTCAGACGAAGACCTTATCAACAAATTTTATTCAGACGAGAACTGGGCTCAGTTAAATACTGTCGGTGCTGTCGGCAGAATGATGGAAGGTGGTGGAGACACAGACGAAGAGAAAATGAGAAACGCCAGACTAACGGCAGTCTGGGACAATCTGCCTAACTTTTATCAGGAAGGTGGTCGTGGTTGGGGTGCTGTGCCAGACATAGCTCAGTCTGTTTTATTAGACCCAATTAACGTAGTTGGTGGTATTGCGGCTAAAGGTGTTTCCCAAGCGGCAATGCGAACATCAACCGCCCTGGGAAGATCTGCTCCAGTTAAATCATTTCTTAAAGGTGTTGCTACTGGTGCGGCAACTGAGGGTGCAATATCTGGTGGGCAAGAAGCTCTTATCAACGTAAGTGAACAAGGGTACAGACAAGACATTGGCCTTCAACAGGAATTTGACTGGAATCAATTCGCTCAAGCAACTGCATTCGGAACTGTTCTTGGTGGTGCAGTTGGTGGTGCAATCGGTATTCCGTCATCTATTTCAGGTGTCAGGCAAGGATCTAGAGAGGCTCAAACTTTATCAAGGTCAGACCTTTCTCCAGAAGAAATAGCGTCTTTAACTAATAGAAGAGCTTCAGAAGAGATAAACTTTTTGAATCAAAAAGAATCGGGATTAATACTCCCTGCTCCAAAAACAGATGAACCCAAAGTCGGAGCAGAATCAGAAGTTGAAGTAGAACCTGCCCCCAAGACATCGACAGACGAGATACTTGAAGAGTTGGACGGACAACAGCCTGTATTTCAACAGCAGTTAACTGAAGCAAGGATAGCACAAGAGGCAATAGTAGAAGACGGCTTAGAAAATACTACTTTGGGTAGAGAAATTGCGAAGGATGTATCACGAGCAGAGGTTAATAAAGAAATAGTAGAACGTCTGAAGAATGAGCAAGACCAGATTTCAGCCCTGATGCAGTCCAATAAAGTTGCTGACCAAAAGATGGCTAAAGCTATGCAAGCCGCTTTGGATGCAGATGTGGCACATGCAAGAGTTGCGGCTAAGAAAGGCGACACTGTAACTTCCGAAGCTATTCTTGCTTCAGCACAGAAGCGAGCAAAGAAGATAGATGAACAGGCTAAGAAAGCCTCTGCTAAAAAGACGAGAGGAAAAGGAAAAGGTTCGGCCTCAACTACAACCGACGAGGCTGAATTGGCGACGGAGGATGGATCTGGCCCTTCCTCCACAGACGATTCCTCCGTCACCACTGACGACGATATAGACGCTGATGAAGCAAGAGTTGCTGATCTCAGGGAAAATAATCCTGATGGCTACAAGAAAGAGATGACAGCAGTTGTCGATACCTTGACTTCAGGCGACCCAGACGCAAACAAAATAAAAAGAAAATTAAAAAAAGCAAAAACACCAGACGAAGTCGATAGCATTATTGACCAAGTGTCTGAGAGATTAAAGACAAAGGTAGAAGACCCAGACGAAGCACCAGCAGCAAAACTTCCTGAAGTTAATTGGGGGAAGAAGGCTGGTCAAGGTGGACAGAAGAGTGTTGACGACCAACTTGCGAAGGCAGGGTTTACCCCAGAGCAAGCCGATCAGTGGCTGAGAGAAAACATTGCCAATGGAAACATCGGCACAACTGAAGCTGGTATAATCAAAGCAGGTGCTCCCAAGGTAGTCAGACAACTTCTAAAAGATACTGAAGCTCCAGCAGTTAAGGTAGAAGGAGAAACTTCCGTAGCCGAAGAAATAGCAAAAATAGCGGAAGACAATAGGAAAGTCACAGACCCAGTAAAGATGGCTGAGATTATCAAGGCTCAAGCAAAACGAAATTTACCTAGCAAGAGCCAAGAGGAAATAGACTCAGTTTATGACGCACTCATGTCTGGTGGTGAGAAGCAGAGACTGGCAGACGATCAGACTATATTGAATGCCAAATTTAAAGGTGATGAAGAAAAAGAATTTATCAAAGCAGTTAGAGATCTTCAAAAGAATGAAGCTGATTATAAAAAAGATTTAACTGAAGAAGAGCTTGCAGATTACGAACCTATGAGCATGGAGCAAATGAAGCTCAATGCAAAGAAGATTGTTCTAGCTCAGAGGGCTGAGAAAGGACTTAAAAGCCCAAGGAATGTTACGAATGCTATTGAGAGAGCATCTATTCTTGAAGGGGCTGGTAGAACTGAAAATGGCAAAATCCAGTCATTTCTAAAATGGGACTCAAAGCGTGTTGGCTTAGGTCGTACAGAACAGACATTTGTTGACAATAGGATGTTTGACATGGGTACTGCACTTGCGGAAGCCAGTAAACTTAAAAGTAGAAAAGGAGAACATGCAGAGAAATTAATAAAATGGCTTGATAAGCAAGACATAGAAAAATTAAGAGCAAGAATTGAGACTGCAAAAAGTCCCAAGCAAATAGAAGACTTAGAAAAAAGAATAGCCAAGATTGAGTCAACACAAGATGAACTCGCCAAGATTGAGTCTGAAAGTCTTCTTGTTGGTTTCGAAGCTAAAAAATCTACACCCAATGTCATCAAAGAAATTACGGAAGGCCCGAATAAAGGCAGAGTTGATTTCAGGCACACTGCTAAAAAAGGAGAAATTCTTTACGCCAACGGACGGGATGGAAAGATATACGCAGACGAAGCTACAGCAGAATTAGTTAGTCAGAAAAAACCTAGTTTAGTGTCAGAGGTTCTTGAGAAAAACCCAGCAGTTAAAGGTAATAAACTTTTATTCATAAAGAAGAAGGACGGCACAGGTAAGTTGCCATACCGTCTGGCTTCTAAAAAGCAAGCAGAAACGGGCGAAGGTATTAAGTCTCTGCTCGGAAAACAAAACCCAGATGATTGGGAAGTTCGTTACATAGAAGAGAGCAAAGTCCCTACTCGTGCTAGGTCTAATATAAATGCTTTGGCAAAACTTTGGGATGAAGCAGGGGAAGAGCCAAATGCTTCAGACGGACAAGGAGTTATACGTTTCGTTGGTGACGAGACAGGAAATGGGATGGCTACTCCCGTAGAGAACCTTGCCGAAAGCCCTCTTGATGTATCTAAGTTAAACGAACAACAGCGTACAGCTTTTAACAGAAGGAACAAAAGAGAGGATCTAGGTGAGGCTTATCTCAGCGACGTTCAACATGCCATAGATAGTATTGATAACGGTGAATTTCCCACTAAAGGAGACAAGACAAAACTCGCAATATTAATCAGCGATCTTGAGCAACTTTATTCCATTCAAAGAGACTTAATTCCAGGGGGTATCGTTAGAAAAGCTGGTGATAGAGAAAAGATAATAAACAATATTGAAAAAATTATGCAAGATGCCGACCCAGAGGTTGCGGTAGTTGTGAAAAACACACTGGCTTTTATTGGAGGCGATCCTCTTAAAGCTCCAAGAATTGTGACGACAGAAGGAGGAGATCAAGGTTGGAATTATGTCAATGGGAACATTAGAGTGGGTGACAGAGAAACGGTATCTGCTGACCATGACTTTTTCCATGCAGTCGCCCAGTGGTCTTATGACAATATCTTAACACCCGAAGACAGAATGCTTTTCTGGAATGCTTTAAGTAGAGACATTGCAACAAAAGGACAAGCAAAGGCAAAGATACCTGTGTTAGACAGGTATGCAGAAACTGAGACAGGCTTGGCACGAAAGATATGGGCAGACCAGTTTGCATCTTGGGCTTTTGACAACCGTTCTCACGGCATATTTAGCGATCATAAAACTAATGTCTACAATGAACATTACTGGCAAAGAATGTCTAAGATCCAAAGGGCATCTGTGGACAGGTATTTTTCTGGAGCAAACATTGCCCCAGAACTCGAAGGTTTGTTTTCAAAAGTTCTGCCAGAAGAAGTCAGAAGCATAAAAAAGATTGGTGTAATTTCGGACGATCCGAAGACACCTAAAGGAAAGTTAGCTAAAGGATTCAAAGAGGAACTGAAGTATGCCGTTGAGAATATGCAAAACGCTATCAGGAATCACCAAGATCAAGAGCTTGGAAATCCAGAGCAGTTAGTTCGTGCCGCCGAAGAATTTAGAAACCTTCTAGGCTATGCTTTTGCAGGTAGAGATATCGGCAATAAAAGCACAGCAATAAAAAACACACTAAGTTGGCTACGGCCTTTAGATAAGATGGGTCGTGGAAGATTTGCAGACCTTAACTACATTCTGTCTGGTGCGGCGTTACCAGACGATATGAAAGTTTCAGGCTCTCAGTCTTCATACGTTGCCCAAGAAGGTTTAACGGTACTTCCAAGTGCTGAAACTACTGAAGCAAAAGCAAACCTTATTGAGGAATTGTTTGATCATGGACATGCAGACCTCCTTAAAGGTGGAGCAAACGCCAGACCATACGGTGGTACTAAGACAGATTTCACAACTCTGACTGAACTTATTCGGTTAATGCACGAGTATACAGACAATGCTTACAAAGTATCAGAGAGTGCATCTTTGAGAGACGAGTTTGTAAATTTAAAAACAGGTATGGTGTCTGGAAAGCCTAGTGTCGCATCAAAGAGACGAGGTAAGCAAAACAAAGCCGATAACGATGCCGCAGACAAAGACGCTAATGAAGTAACAAAAACCTCTGCAAATAAACGTAAGTCTGCAAAAAATAAGAAGCCAAAGATGGATCATGTAACTGAGGCAACTCAAAGATCCTATGGCGATAAGTCTGTCCCAGAACTGCGTGAAATCTACAAGAAGAATAAAGACACACAACTTGGCGATCAGGTTGCTTGGTTAATGTGGCAAAAGAAGAACGCCGAACCAGAGCCTATCTACATAAAGGAAGGTGGAGAAGCTCCCACAAATATGTGGAAGACCACAAAGGAACTCAGGAAGTTACAAAAGAATGAGCTTGTAGAACTGTGGAAGAATGGTGCTGAGACAGGCCAATTTACTCACGGGAATATTGAGTGGCCTATACACGCTGTCGAGTGGGAAATCCATCGACGAGGTATCACTGATACATACAAGAAGCTAGACAAGCCTGTTCCAAAATATCTCAGACAACGCATTAGAACAGAACTTAGTAATGGTGTTGGTATTGCTACTGAAGATGGTATCCCACCTTCAGCACCTATTAGCACAAAGACAATCCTCTCATACATGTCGCATCGTGATCCTGAAGTTCAGTACACCATGAGAACCATGTTGCATCGTATGATGAACTTAATGGGCAAGAACGTAGAGAATACTCTTGGTGAAACTAATGTGATGGATGGGTCTGATATTGCTCGTCTGGCAAAGGTAGACCCTGCTGGAATGAAAAATGTTTCTGTCGATTTTAGAAGCGATACATTTAATAAATTAAGATCAGACCTCAGAAAGATGTCTATTGGTCTAACCAAAGGAAACTCTAACCCATTTGATGCCGTGCATGAGATTGGTCATACAATGGTAAGGGGTGGAATGCTACCTAAAGAAGAGATGGACGCAGTCATTGAGTTATACAGGGCGGCTGACGACACTATCAAATCAAATGTAGAAAAGTCTTACGGGAAAAAATATCCAGACATGACACCAGCCCAGCTTGAAGAAGTTCTAGCAGAGGAGTGGTTTGCTGAAGGTATGGCTAACTATCTTGGTCAAAGGGTTATGCGTGGCGATGTTATGAAAAGCATGTTGTCTGGCAGTATGGACAATATTCGTCTTAAAAATTCATTCGAGAGGGCTGTTGATAGAATGGTCGAGTACATCTCCTATGTTGTTAATGGATTGATTGGACGTAAAGATATTAAGCAACAGTTCAGACGACTAACAATCTACGGAGATATGCTTGAGGCATCTAATAAATCACCGCTGGCTCGTGTTGATGTTAAAGAACCTGCCGTATCTCCTACTTATGTTACTGCATACGCACACGATATTATACGACAGAGCAAAGACTCTAAGAAAGCGGCGATCAGTAAATACACAGCCAATGGTAAGCATTCGGTTAATGATGATGGAACGCCAACCATTTACTATCATGGCACACCTAATGGGACACCATTCAAAGACTCTCAGGTCGTGATGCGTCAGGGTGGCGGTATGATGGGGTCTGGTATTTATATTTCTCCAAGCAGTAGAGCAGTCGAAGGTACTTATGCAAGGCGACCAACCCAATCGGCTGTGAGAAGAATGATTGATGATGGGGATTTTGACGAAAAAACAAAAGATGATCTTATTTGGCAGAATGAAAGACTGCATTCAGATAGAGAAAAAATTGCATCTGAAAGAAGGAGATTGGCAGACGTACAGAATGAGGTTGAAACTCACAACGATACTGTTGAGAGATTAAGAAATGCTTTGGAAGAAGATGATATTGCAGATTTGAATGTAGAACTAAAATCTATTACACAAAGACGAAAGCAAATCCAAGACAATTTGGATCACCTTCTATATTCAGAGCGAATGTCAATGAAGATTCTGGATGATGCTGGCTTAAATTTCGAACCCACTGTCCTTCCTCTCATAACAAGAATGCAGAATACCTTCGATCTTGGTAAAAATATCTGGAGATTGGGTGATGACGGCAATGGAATAAATTATTCCAATACTCACAACATAGGCAGAGATGATACGAATGCGGCCTTGAATGCAATCATGCGAGTGACGAACAATTTCGAAGGTGGCAACATGGCAGACTTTCAGAAGGCTGTCGAAGAAAACTTTGGGGCTTCAAAGACGGGAGTTGCTGGGCAAGTAGCATATAATTCCTACATCAGAACGATAATGAGAGGCGATAGTTCTCTCACTGAGGAGCAAGCTAAAGAGATATTCAGGGAAGCTCTTGAAGATGCTGGATATGATAGTATGAGAGCACCACATAGAAACAGAATTAACAAAGACAATATATCTGATAGTGACGATTATCGTGCTGGCGAACAGGTGGATTATGATGCCTTTGTGATATTCAATCCAGAGAATGTGAAGCACGTTAACGCAGAATTCTTTGATGCCGAAGATGCTCGTCTGTATTACAGGGACTTTGAAGGGTCTGCAAAAGGTTTCAATGGCGGAGCTGCAATGGCTATGGCTGACGGACAGACGAGTAAGCTAGACACCACGAATACGGTAGACATGCTACAGGCGGTTGAAGACGAAGGCGTATCTCCCCCAATGGTAGACGCTATGTCTAGCATTATAAGACAAAGAGATTTCACTCCTGTTCAAGAGCAAGCAGTAAGAAAACAAGGGCCATTCGCATGGCTTCAAGCTCAGTCAACACGCATGGAATCAATGGGTATGAACTGGTTAGGCGGCTGGTACAAGCAACATTTCCCAGACCAGCACCAGACTTTTGCATCTAAATATATGCCCATTCATAATATGTTGCGTGGTCTTCCAGGGGCAGACGGAAAGGTACGGGCGTGGGCTCGGTCTGCGTCTGGCTCGGTCTGGCAAAAACAACCGCAGCCGTACAGGAAAATTGTTTCTGCACTTAGACACGGGGCAGACAGCAGACAGGCAAAAGTTCTGACACCATCTGAAAGAGTAGTCTTTGATAAGATTAAAGACGAGTTCGCCAGAGAACATGCACGGATGAATGAAGCTGGTATGCATTATGTTGGTTGGAGAAAGAACTACATCCCACAAATTTGGAACAGAGATAAAATTCAAAAGAATAGAGAAGAGTTCCTTGAGGGTATGATGGAGTATTATTTTCAGGAGCAAATTCAACTCCTTTCTGGTACTAGCAATATCTTGCAGAAAGACGACGCAAGACAATTTGCTGAGAAAGTTTACCAGAGCCTGACCAGAGAGAGTGTAGATGGCGTTCAAGTACCAGAAAGTCCTAAGTCTCCTATCAGAGGATCTACTAAAAATGCTCAAGCAGAAAGCATAGACTTCAACAGACTGATCGAGTTGGAGAAATATCCTAGAGCTATGGAGCTTATGGAGAAATTTCTTGAGGACGACCTTGAGTTCATGCTCGTTAAATACTTTGAGGGTTCATCAAGAAGAATACTTCACACGAAGAAGTTTGGATTAAACTCTCACGGCGTTGATGATTATCTTTATGCAACTGAAAACGGAGCAAGGGGTATAGCTAAACTCCTATCAACTAATAAAGTATTTAATAAAGACTTTAGATCTGTAACTACTGAAGGTGTCCAAGAAGGAACACTAAGGTCTGAGGTATCCATGCCATTTACTGGGAAGGATCAGGACGCTATTAAGTTTTCTGAAGAACTGGTGGAGGTTGCCAATACACAAGGTATACCAGCCGCAAGAGAAATGCTTAACTCCATCGCAATTATGACACCTAACGGTCAGATTGATAAGACATATACAGCCAGAGTTGAAGCGATACTTGGGGCATTGCAAGACCACAAAGGTGTTAAGACACTATTGGAGAATGACAATGCTAAGTTTATCGAGAATGCTATGCGAGTGGCTAGAAAAGATAGCCTCAATGACTTTGGAGGTAAGGCAGGTCTGAGAGTTTCTCGTGGCCTAAGAAGTTTTAACAATGTAACCCTGCTTGGCTTCACTACGCTAACATCATTGGGCGACCTTGTTCTACCAATCGTAAGGTCTGGCTCTGTGACAGACTGGATGAAAGCCGTAAAGACACTGACTCTTGATCCAGATTATAAGAGAGCTTTGTCTGAAGTTGGTGTGGCAATGGAGAACATCACGCATGAGCGTATGCTTAATATGTATGGTGCGGTAGATAGTAAATTATCTAATGCCTTCTTTAACGCTACAATGCTAACGCCTTGGACAGACATGAACCGTCAGATCGCAGGTGCATTGGCTCACCAGACATTTATTACGCACCAGAAGAAAGCGTTAAGATCTTATGTTAAAGGCAAACCAGTTAGCGAACAGCCTAGAGAATATAAACTAGCCTACAGATACATGAAGAACTTTGGCCTCGAAGATTATCTTGAGGGTGGATCAAAAAGTAGAATTAGTCTAAGCGATAGATCCCTTCTTGGCACAGATGACTCTTTACGCAAAGCAATGATTAGGTTCGCAGACGAGAGTATCTTTCAGCCTAACGCAAACGATGCCCCTCTATTTGCACAGACACCACTGGGAGCTTTAGCGTTCCAGCTTAAATCATTCCCGTTAATGATGAGCCGTCTGGCAGGTCATGTGATTAGAGAAGCACAGATTGGCAAGCTACTCAAAGGAGACGCAAGCGAGTCAAACATAAAGCCCCTACTCTACTTCCTTTCACTCGGCCCAACTTTCGGTATGGGTGCATTAGCAGTGAAAGACATTGTGCAAATGAGAGGTGGCGAAGACGAGCAGTCACCTGAGTTGAGAGTTAGAAATGCTCTGAAGACAGCAGGGTATGATGAAAAAATTCACGGTAACGAAGTTGATTTCTTAGGCTGGTATCTTGAGGGAATGTTGCAAATGGGTGGCGTTGGTCTGCTCGGTGACATCTTACACTCAGCAGTTACACAGGCAGACAATGGTTCTTACGGACAGACAAGGTTCTTACAGACGCTGGGTGGCCCAAGTGTTGGTCTGATTACAGCAGGTCTGTCTGTACTCGGCGGCGGCATGGACTCTGCATTTGGTTCATCAGAAAGTAATGCAAAAGAACGAACTGCTGTCAGGGAAATCGCAACCCGTATTCCAGTTGTTGGAGGTGTCAGACGAGCAAGAGAAGGAATAGTTAACTCCATCGCAGGTGAACCCACAGGAAATAATTCGTCTGGCTGGGGTAGCTGGGGAGGTAAATGGAGTTGACAAAGAAGCTCGATCCCAAGTCTCGCTTCAGCAAAGCTGATACGAATGGGGACAATATACTGACAGACGAAGAGCTTGACGCTGAACTGAATCGAGAAGAACGTCGCATCCGTATGGAGAATAGTGACAAGAAGGAAGACCAGATAAGATTGCTTATCTGGTTTCAATCCATAGCAACCGTACTCTTTGTCGCAATACTAACAATACCAGAGGTCGTTCCAGAAAGCCGACTGGATCATTTGGTCGGTGTCGCAACGACATTCATACTTAGCCAGTTAGGGATAATTGGTGGGTATGTTGGTGCTAATGCTTGGGCTAAATCAAAGGAGGAAAGATAATGCTTAAAGATTTAATTAACCCAGTCGCAGGGTTGCTGGATAAATTTGTAGAGGACAAAGATCAGAAGGCTAGATTAGCACACGAGATAGCAACGATGGCTGATAAACAAGTCATGGCTCAGTTAGCTATTAATCAAGAGGACGCAAAAGGAAACTGGTTTCAATCATCATGGCGACCTTTGATTGGGTGGATTTGCGGTCTATCTCTTGGAATAAATTACATGGTAGCACCAATTTTAGGTGGCTTTGGCATTACCATTCATCAAGCGGATATGAGTGTAATGATGCCGCTTTTATTGGGAATGCTAGGAATTTCAGGAATGAGAAGTTTCGACAAGTTAAACAAAACCGATACGAAAGGAAAGAAATGAGAAGATATTTAAAAAGAATTTGGTGTGCGTTGCTCAACAAGAAGTGCAACGAAAATTGTAACTGTGTGAAGGAGTAAGGCATGACCTTTAAACTATCTCAAAGAAGTCTGGGTAGACTGGACGGGGTAAAAAACTCACTGTTTTCCGTCTGCACTTTAGCCATCACAAAGAGTGATGTGGACTTCGGAGTCGTTTCGGGGATGAGAACCCAAAAAGAACAGGACGATTTAGTAGCTCGTGGAGCGAGCCAGACGAGGAAGTCTAAACACCTTACGGGAGATGCTGTCGATTTAATGGCGTATGTCGAGTGCAATGGAAAGTCACGAGCTTCTTGGGAGTTGAACTTGTACGACGATATTGCAGACGCAATGGCTAAAGCGGCTAATGAACTTAACGTGAAAATTCGTTGGGGCGGAGCTTGGTCTGTTGACTCAATCGGTGAGTACAAAGGATCAATGGAAGAAGCAATGAATGAATACATTGATCTCCGAAGGTCACAAGGCAGACGGCCTTTTATAGACGGCCCACATTTCGAATTGATGCCTCATTGATGTGGCTATCCATCATTATGTTCTGTTCGTCTGTGCAAGCTGAGTCTTGCATGGTGGTTACTCGGAAAGATTTATTCCCAACACAAGAGGAATGTTTCCATGTTTCTGTCAGCCAAGCACAGATAATCTCAAACGACGAGGACATATATTATGTACAGCCTATGTGTCAGAACATCTATATTGGAAAGAAGATAATGGTTGGCGGTAGATATAACATTTGGAACTTTAGATGACTGATGAAGACGAGAAACTAATTCAGGCAGACGGCTTCGATGAAGCTGTGATCGGTGTCACAGACATTGGGTTTGATACCAGACGCATTGTTTATGACGCTGAAGAAGTCATAGATATCCTAATGACCCGTGATGGCATGTCGTGGGAAGATGCTTTGGAATATTATAACTTCAATATAGTTGGATCTTATGTTGGTAAAGCCACTCCACTTTTCATTTGGAGAATGACGATGAGAGAAATTGGAACTCTCGACTGAGGATAAATTACTTATCTTCTTTGTATTCTTAGCCTATATATCTACACCAGAAGGTTTTAACTTCGTGCTTACACACTATCCGCTACTCCTTAGTTACCTCAAAGAGAGGTACTTCGGATTTATTTTCTGACTGTTTAGAAAACTCTCCAAGCAGAGCCGCATAACCACAGATGTCCACTATACTATCTGCCTTTTTCTGATGAACAAGCCGTGCAATTTTCATAGCAATCATACACAAAACCACATCCTCTGGCTTAATTTCTTTACTGAGAATTACCGTCCATAAATCAGCAATTCGTTTATGGTTGGTGTAGGCATCTCCATAGTCTTCAGCCCGATCCCCATTAATTAATTTCTGTGCCTCTTTTAGTATCTCGTCTCGTTCTTTCATTGGTCTTTTTCCTTTGGTTTATATACTTGGTATTCTTGGCAAGCGTGTATTGCTTCTCTGTCATGTTTGTCGCAGTGCCACCCTCCGTCCTCTCTTGGGAAAGCAAAGGCACATGTCTCACACCTCACTGGTGCTTCGAGCCCTTCCCAGCAGACGGCTTTCTTAAAACAAAACCTACAACTGAAACTGTCTTGGTTGTCGCTGATCTTCACAGCCTGACCAGACATTACACGTTCTACTTTTGATAGCAGAAAGTGGTAATGTATGTCGTCATACTCGACGATTTCAGCACCATATTCGGATGTATTTTTATTGATAGCTACAAACACGGCTTCCTTGAAACCACTCATACCCATCATCATTTGTAACTGTGAATAATATTTAGGGTGTGCATCCTTCACACCATTCTTTAAAAACTTTTTGTGACTTGCGTCATTCATAGACTTGATCTCAAGCACTCGTACAATCTGATCGTCTGTCTCTATATGTCCGTCCATGTGACAACTCACATGACCGCCGTAGAGATGATAGGAATACTGACGACCAGTCATACCATCCACCTCCCAGACTCTTACGTCTGCGTTCTCCTTTAAATCTTTTACAACTAGGTCTTCAAGCAAATGACCCAACGCAAATATGCGTTGTGTCCTTGGATTAATCTGTGGTTCGGGGAAGCCTCTTAGCGAGAAAGCAAGTGCGGCATCACAAGGAGTACCTACGCCACTAGCCCCAATATATTGTCTGGCTTCTTGTATCTTTTTATTTCGATAGCCAGTATCAATCGCCTCAACTATATCCTCTGCCGTCCTAATCTTTTTCATAACTGCTCCTCAAAGGAAACAGCCCAAGGTAAGGGAGAGAACCTTGGGCTGTTAAGGTCGTGGATATGTGCATGAATAACACTCGCTCTCACGACTTACGATTAGTCATAGAAAAACCAAAAAACTATGACTAAAACGGAATCTCGTCGTCATCAGTTGAGGCTACTGCCTCTACTAACGCTTGAGATTTTTCATAAGATTTAATTTCAGGCCACCTTTTACCCTCGTTATTTTCCTTCCCAAGGCCCACGTTTATGCGAACTTGATAACCACTTAGCTTGTCTGCATCCCCAGGTTTATTTGCATCGGGATGATTAGACGCTTCAAGCATGGCTTTTAATTGAGACTTACCAATCTGGACTGCTTTCGGATTTGGGTTCTGAACATTATATCGCTCTACGATTGTCAGATCGTTTGCATCAGCAAAGGTTACTTCAAGAAATCTACCAGTCCTTGCCGACGTTTCTTTAATCATAGCTTCTTTAATGCGTACATCGTGATTACCTTCTTCTAAAAATCTTTTAGGTGGGCCATCGTCTGCGACTACGTCTGTTAAATCTAGTTCTCCAAAATTAAAACCACTCATTTTACATTCCTCTTTGAAAATTGTTCTTTTGTTTCTGACATTTTTGCCAGTAGTTCTGTGACATCGTCACATTCTTCGATTGCCTTCAGCCTTCTTTGTGGATCACGACTCTTGCCGTGCCATCCATTGACTTCGTCTGTCGCAAACATACGTCTGACTTTAGGATGACCACTATCAGTCTTCTCAGTAGTTCTCACTCCACAGAAAACGTGATCGAAGATTGCAGGTATTCTTTTCGCAACACCCTTGCCTTTTATATGAGGCCAGAATTGTGTTACTCCATTCGCATCTGCTTCTTCTTTAGCCAGACATGTCATAAAAACGTGGACGGGCAAGTCTCTGATAATCTTTAGAGTGCCAGTCATTTGGGAATCGTATTCTCCCCAAACTTTGAATCCATTCTTATCTCCATCCATTTCCTGTTCAAGACTTTCAAGAAGTCGGTCTGACATCTCTGTTAAACTATCAATGGCTATCCACTTGTACCCTTGTGCTGGTAAAAATTCTGGCATTGTTAACCATTTGAAGATTTGCTTGAAGGAGTATGTACCCTTCTCTTCATCATTCTCTCCATCCCATGAGAGGAACGGAATGTAATCAATGTCTGTGTCCTCAATAGATTTAAGTCCAGCTTCACCAGAAATGATTAAGCCTTTTCCAAATCTTTTTTGATAGAACCTGCATTGATATGTTTTGCCCCACCCATGATGTGCGTACAGCAACGTCTTGGTTGGGCCATCTGCTTGTAAGGCAGATGTTTTCTTTGGTCGAAATTTCATATATTACCTTTCTTTTATTCTGTATCACTCTAAATATAATTAGTTGTAATACTATTTGACACTTTAGTAGTATAGTATAAGTTACAGGTGTCAACCTAAAAAAGAGAAAAGAATGAAAAAATTAAATATAAAACGACTTATCGAAGATGTTGGTGGTGCTCGTAAGGTTGCAGAAATAGTGGGCGTTCAGAGGACTGCTCCGTATGGATGGGTGCGTCAAGGACACATCCGATCTACATTTTTAGAAAAGATAACTACAGCTAATCCAACATTAAACATTAATAAATATTTTGAGGAGAGACAAAATGAAAAACTTGGAGGCGGCACTTGAACTGCTAGACATGGGTTGGTCAATCATCCCATGTCGCCCAGACACTAAGCGTCCACGAATTAAGTGGAAAGAATTTCAAGAAACCTTACCAACCGAAGAGCAAGTGACAGACTGGTGGACTAAATTCCCAGATGATCCTATAGCCCTAATCACTGGCAGTTTATCAGGTGTGGTTGTGGTTGATTGCGATAACGAGGAAGCCCTTCACGCCGCCTTTGATTGCGGAATGAAGTCGCCCTTCCGTGCGAAGACAAAGAGAGGGCATCATCTATACTTCCGTCACCCAGCAGACGGCTTACGTCGTGGGCCAAGAGCAGGTCTTATGACCAGAGGTTCAGACTGGCCTAAGATTGATGGTTTAGATTTCAGAGGTGATGGTTCGTATGCTCTTGTGCCTCCATCTAAGAATTATTCTTGGGAGATACCAAAGGGTTTCAGTCTTGATCCAGAAGACTTTCCAATATGGAAAGATTGGAAGCCACAGATTAAATCAGAATTTGATGACTCATTTAGTTTTAATGACCTAGATCTATCTGACGTTGTGGCAATGAACCCCATAGAACTTATGTCTGAGTGGGATCGTACTGCAAGGTATGTGCGAGAGACGTACCCAAACACTATGAAGATCCCGTCGGGTGTTGGTAATGGTAGGAATGAACGAGTGATGAAGTATATCTCTGAACAGATTCTTGAAGGGAACTTCGGTGCAGAACTTAGAGTTCGTGGCTATGCTTTTATGACTGAGTTCTTTGAAGAACATCTTTCCGTTGCCGAGTTTGAAGCTACTGTTCGCTCTATGGAGGAGAGTGAGAGACGTAATCATCCAGATCGTTTTGATGAGAAGGGTGAATACATTCATAGAAAGAGAATAGAAGAAGCCAAAGCAGAGGAGAATGGTGAAGGTAGGTCAAGAAGATTAATCACAATGGGAGATGCTAAAGAGTTAGCTGAGAAGTCAGATGCTAGAGAGTTCCTCATTGAACCTTGGTTATCACCTGCCTCGATTACTCAGGTCTACGGATATTCTGGTCATGGTAAATCTTTATTTGTCCAGAACGCTATGGCTTCATTGGCATCAGGCCGTAAATATTTTGGTTGCTTTGAAATCAATAAGCCAAGCAAGATCCTATACTTAGACTTCGAGATGGGTATGTCTACGATAGCCAGACGTTTACTTGAGATGAAGCAAGTGCATGGAGATACGAAGGATAGGTTACAGATATGGACTCCCTTTGTTGACAACCACGAGATGAACCTCAGAACTAAGGAAGGTCTTGTTGAGTTACAAGGTTGGGTAGATTTTATTAAGCCAGACGTGATTGTGGTTGACACCATAAGAACTGCATACCCTGGCTTAATGGAAAATTCCTCAGACGAATGGGCAAAGGTAAACCAGTTGGCTGTCCGTCTGCGTAACTCTGGTTATGCTGTCATCCTTGTTCACCACAGCAACAAGCCGTCTGAGAGTGGAGTTGGTAGAGAGGCTGGGTCAACTAACCAGTTGACTGTCTTGGAAACACAGATCCGTGTGACGCAAGTTTATCAGGATGAAGAGACGGCAAAACAAAACGCCGCCATCTATGACGGCTCATACGACA